GTCAAAGACACCGCATCAATCATTGTATAGGCACCATCCTCCGCAAGGGTCAGGACATCTTTTCCCAGCCTTGCCCACACCTGCACCGCCTGCCAGTCCTCACCCAATCCCACCAGCGCAGCAACTACGGACTCCATTGCCGGGGCATGGTCCGCAGGTATCTCGTCCTGCGTATAGCGCGCCGGAGGTCTATAACCGCCCTTGTCCTGATAAATGGCCGTCAGGGTGAATTCTCCCCACTCGCCGGGCCGGGGAAACTGTATCTGTATCTCTGAATTATTCATGCTCAATCTTCGGTTGTCGTTTCTTCCGTCGTTTCTTATTCGGCTTCCGGGTCAACAAAATCCTCCACCGCCTCGGAGACAATGATATTGCTCTCCATGGAGGAAAACCCGTAATACGCCGGATTGACATTATTGCAATGCAAGTGCATCGTCGCAGGAAGGAACGCTCCGGCCAACGCCCAGCTGTTGGTATTCTCAATATCAAGATAATATCCGGAAAAGGGATAAATACTCTCAAAGCAATGAACCCCCTTCACCGTGGCGATCTTGACGCAGCCGCGGGAGGAATTCCCGCCATGCAGCAGCCACAGCGCTCCCCTGTCTTCGGTGTCGTATCCTCCGTCCTGGTATTGCTCGTAAACCACCGCGTACACGCAGACGGGATAACCGGAATTGGAAGACGTCTCCGGCGCGAGGGCCTGCGTCGTCTTCATCTTCCATTTCTGCTCGGCATTGGAATAATAAATCTCCCGGACACGAATGTGATACCCCCCTGCGGCCGCGTCCCGGACATGATCAAACGTAATATCGATAATCTCCCCAATCCTGTAGCCGCCCGCCGCCTGATCCGGCACCAGCGTAAACGCGTCCCTGTCCCTTCCCATGCGCGCGACCGTTGTCATCTGTCCGAACCTGGCCGTGAATTTCGTGCTGACAGCCGGCAGGCGCAGCGGGGCCACCCACCCCCGGATGCTGGAATAATTGTGCATGGGCCTCGCGTTGGTCACAAGGCCGCACTTCACGGTAAAGGCGGAATTAGCCGGGACGTTGAAATAAAGGGAATTGGGTTCCTTGTCTGTTTTGAAAACCGTCCCGTTGGAAGACGAGCAATTCGCCGGGAGCGGATAACACCTGACGGAAAAAGCGTCCGTCACGGCGGCCAACCCGGCGGCGTACAGGCGGTTGACCGCTGACATATCGGTCAGCGCCCCCGCGGCAAGCGGGATGTTGATACCTCCATTGGCGTTGACGGCCCCGTCAAACGTGCCTCCCGCCGCGGTGATATTGCCGTCCAGCGTCATGTTGCCGGATGCGTCCACCTGCGGAATGGCCTCAAGGGCCTGCTGGGCCGCCGTCGCGGAGTTAGCCGACTCCGTGGCGGATGTCGCGGCATTAGTCGCGGCCATATTGATGCGTCCCTCCGCCTGATCTATAGCCTCTTTAGCGGTTTCGGCACGCTGGACAAGGGGCGTAATCGCCCCCACCGCTCTCTCCTGCGCCGTTTGCACGGCGGCAACGGCATCCGTTCGTGCGCCGGCTATATTCTGCTGCGCGGTCTGTGAGGCACGTCCCACGGCAAGAACAGAATCGGCTTGCTTATCCTGAATGGCAGTAACAGCCTCATTCCTGGCTTCAATAATCTGTTGCTTCCCGTTGTTGACCGTTTCCGGCCAGGTGGCGGCCAGCGACTCCACAGCCGTTTTAGCGTCATTGGCGCTCTTGGCGTCACGGGCTGCGTTAGTTGCGGACGTGCCGGCGGCAGTCGCAGAATCGGCGGCAGCACTTTTGGAGGCCCAGGCAGACCCTGCATAGCCTTCCGCCTCTTCGGCCCGTGCAGCAGCGGTGGCTGCCGCGTCCGTTGCCGTCTTGGCTGCCTGGCTCGCCGTTTCTGCATTGGTGGAGGATGTGTTGGCATTCTGTTGCGCCTGTTGGGCCGCGATAATGGAGGCCGTGTTGGAAAGCCACTGGGCCTTGATCGTCTTACTTGCCTCAACAGGTATCGTAATACCCATTGCAGGAATATCGTACACTGTGGACGACTCAACAGGAGCCACAGAATCCACGGCCCCAATATAACCGGAAAACAGCCTCAAATCCTCTCCGGACTCATCCTGTGCATGAATGGCATACGGCCAGCGGCCAACAGGCAGGGCAGGAAAAGTAAGCTCCAAACAATGTTCTTGCTCGCCGTGTTCAATGACAACGGGCAAGTCTCCCTGTTCCGTCTTCACCACACCGGTGAAAGAAACTCCTGTTACCGGGAACGGAGATTGCGTTACATCCTCGAACAAAAGCCAGCCTATGCGCTTGGCATAGCCTGCCGTCGTGGACAAATGGCGCGTCATTCCCAGAAAATTTAACATGGCTCAATCATGAGCCACAAAACACGGGAAATGCAAGTTGGCGAGAATCAACGTTTTTATCCCTGCTTCACGGGAGGCTCAAAAGGCAGGGAGGCCAGCAGGGTTATAAAATTCTCTCCTGCATCCACTTCCATCTTCTGCGGAGTGTATGCGCCATCCATCTTGTTAAGCTCGGCAATAGCGGCGATTTTTGAGGGCATCTTAAATTTCGCTCCGGTTTCATCCATGGAAACCTCCTGACAGAGATCGGATGCGCTATCAACATTGCCGATGGGAGTTGTCACCACGCGGGACAACCATTCCATGCGCTGCTGCCTGGTCAGCACAGCAGACTTATCCAGTTGCTTATTCAATTCGCCAATCATTCGCAAAACTTCGCCATCTTTGGACAAACGGGATGCTGCCTTGCTGGCTGCGTCATTACTCATATCCTTGCGATTGTAAGCCTTACGATAGGCGTCCGCCTTGGACAACTTTTCCGCAACCAGAAGCCTCGCAAACTCCTTCTTCTTCTCGGTCACTTTGGTCTTGTTATCCTTCCTTCTCATACCAATATTTTACCCTCCTGATTTTCAGCGCGTCAATTTGGTGAGAATCAATACTTCTTGCCAGGAACAATCAACCTGTTGGCTTTGAATCCTCAAGACTCTCTAAAAAATCACGCCCCTGCCTGCTGATATAAAACACGCAAGGCCGTGTGCCGGTTCTGATCACGTCGCCGGCCTGCACCAGATAATCCAGCCGGTGAGACACATTGCTGGGATCCAAATGGCAACGAGTGGCAATCTCCCGCGACATCCTGCCCGGATGGTCTCGGATTTCCATCAGAATAAGCAGCTGCGACGGACTCGCCTTCCGGTGTATAATGTTCCTCAATAGATTCTTATATTCCTGCTTCATCTCCCTTCCTCCCTTCTCATATACCGTTCAAAACAATAATCCGGCGCATCCTTGACCCGGCACACCACGTTATTGCCGCGGTAGAGTCGTGAGGCAATCCGGGCATCCAGATGTTCCCCGATATGCTCCGGCAGCAGGTTAGACGTGAGCATCGTCCATTTCCCCAGCCGCCCATCGACAACACGGTTCAGGGCGGAAAGAATAGCGGGGGAAGTATTCTCCGCGCCAATATCATCCAGAATCAGCACGTACACCTCTTTAACCAAATATTCAATAAACGCCCAATCCCCGGAACGAAGCATGGAAACCACCTTCTGCCACTTCCAAAGCTGAATGGGCAACGTGGGGCGTGATTTAGTCAGCGCATCCCTGGCAGCCTCCGCCAGATGCGTCTTGCCCACCCCGGAAGCCCCCAGCAGGGACAGCCAGCGGCGCGGACGAACCTTATTAACGATATCGTTAATAAACCACTGCACTTCCTGGTGCATGGCCTGCACCTCCGGGTGAACGGACTCGTCAAACCCGCCCATATCGTACCGTACCGGCTTGTAACTGCGGACAATCCCGTCCTGGGAAGGCATCACGGAAACCTGCCCGGCCAAACGTTGAATATCATCCATCATTCGTACCTCCTTCCCGCGTTGGCGTCATTCCGCCCAGACGAACCTTGATGTCCCCGCTGCGCATTATTCGTGACCCAGGAACGGGCATACTTCCGGGCTGCCGGCTTCCAATCGGCAAGAGGAATCCCCTTGCTGTCCCGCCATCCACGGGCGCTGAAATCATCAAAAAACGACTCTGCGCACCGTTTCAACTCGTCTCCCTTGGGAGCCATAAGCTGGGCCGCCATGAAAAGCCGCACATCCTCCGCGTTCCACGGGAACTGCTCTATGCCTCGGCTTACAGGTAATTTCTTCGCATTCGCATCCGTCTTCGTCTCCGTCTCCGAATACGCATTCGCATAAGTAACGGGTTGAGGCGAATCGTTACGACCTGTTACGAGTTTCCGCAATTCGTATTTCTTGTCAGAAACTTTCAGCACTTCGTAACCGTTCGGAAGCGGCCATTTGGGCATGGACTTCCCCTGCTGGTCGAACCCCAGAATCATCAAGTATGGCTTCTCATTGTGAGAATAAAGCAGAATAAGCCCCGCTGCCTCACACGCGGAGAGGCAGCGTTGAATATTGCACTCGCTCATCTTGTCGAGTTGGAGAGGATACAGCGCAGAACGGAGAATGGGCGTCCTGGCGTCATAAAGGCCGTAATCGTCTGCCACAGACATCAGGCGTCGGTAGAACACCTCGGCCTCCCACGAAAGAGAGGCGACGCGCCCTGATGTCAAAATAGCATCTCTGATCAATCGTGTAGGCATATCAAAAAAGCGTCAGTTGGGGGTTGTAGTTCGTGAATCGTTCGAGTAAAACCCGGAATGCAGTTGCCGCCACTGCAGGAACTTGCCCGTTGCCAAGGGCTTTAAGCTCGTCCACTTCTGGGGCCACCCCATCATCAGGGCGACGAAAGACGCCGACACGCACATCCCCCTGACGCGCTTCCTTCCATTCCTGATATAGAGATATGCCAGGTAATCTTCCAGGTTGCATTTGTGATTGCCTTGTTCCGCGCGGCTCCAAGCTATGCCGTGCGTGCCTATGCAGGCCCGCGGCGTGGGCAAGAAGCCATAATCTGGCGCGGCGATGGGGTAATCCAACGGCGTCAGCTCCCAGCACACACCATGCAGCATCATACCCGATGCGGGCAAGGTCACCGAGGATTCTGGCAAGTCCTCTTCCCACAAGCAGAGGTGAGTTTTCCAGGAATGCGAATTCCGGTCGTACTTCATTGATAATTCGGTGCATTTCCCGCCAGAGGCCGGAGCGGGCGCCGTCAATGCCGGCGCCTTTTCCTGCGGCTGAAATGTCCTGGCACGGGAAGCCTCCAGATACCACGTCAACAAGGCCGCGCCACGGTCGTCCGTCAAAGGTTCGTACGTCATCCCAAACCGGGAAAGGCGGGAGTAAGCCGTCATTCTGTCGGGCGAGCAGTACGCTTGCGGGATAGGGTTCAAGTTCGACAGCGCAAACGGTGCGGAATCCGAGCAGCTCGCTTCCAAGTATGCCTCCACCAGCGCCCGCGAAAAGATGTAGCTCATTCACTCTCCCTCCTTTCTCGGCTCCCAGTTGACAGCAAATCCCTCGTTGATGCAGGGGTTACAAACAACCGGCACGGGTTTAATATTTTTGTAAGCGCAGTTGTGGCAATCGCGATGGATTAAAGGCACCCACGCCCTGCACGCGGCCCGCTTCCGGCGGACGTCACCGATAACATTGTACAACTTAAAGTCGTCCCATAAGCCTCCGCGAAATTGGAGTGGCAGCTCGTGATATTCCATTTTAAATCGTATTCGGGCATTATTGCGAATCCTTTCAATTCTGGTTTCGAGAGTTTCGACTGCTTTTCCGTATTCGTAAAAAGCTTTCTGTTCAGGCGTCAGTTTCATGCGAGCCTCCTTTCAAACACGATTTCCACCTGTCCGGCGCGTCCCAGGTCGTGAATCCGCTCAATCCCGGCGCAATCCAGCGTCCTGTCGTCAATGCCCATAGCCTTGCAGGCCCCGTCCAGATACGCCTTGCAGCGCGCCAGGCAATTATCCGCGTCCGGCTTCGGTCCCTTGAAAAACCAGATCACCCGGTAATGCGTCGGTTGCATCCTCCGGCCATTCAGGGCTTCACAAGTCCTGCCCCAGGCTATATTCCGGGCGCGGCTCTTGGCAGCCGTCTTCTTATAACCGGCCACAATGGCCCCCCTCTGTGTGAGAGGGGCCTTGGCATTGGGGGACAAACACCGGGGAGTGTGGGGCAAAGAAATGGTCAGCGTGGTCATCATGCCGCACCTCCTTCCACTTCCTTCACGGATTCCTTCGTGGTTTTCGATTCGCCATACTCCGCCAGCAACTGCCGCAGCCATTCGCGGCTGGCCTTCGTGGTCGCCTTCGGATCCGCCGCTTTACGGGCCGCGTGAACCAGTCTGTCCAATTCCGTGATGCCGACCTTGCAGCACCCGGCAAACGCTTCCGCCGTCACCTCGTCCGGGAACTCGGCATTCAGCGCGGAAAACGCCCTGGAAGGATCCGTCACCGTGAAACTGGTGCGTCCGGGCGCCATCTCAAAACCGGGAATCAGGCCGGCGGCCACATCCTGTTCAAACCGGTAATCCACAGCAGCCGCCCATTTCTTTGCCGTCTTCGCCAGGCGGTAAGCCTGAACCTTCTCGGCAGGGGAAAACAGCTCCCACTTATCCCGGTCCGTAGCAATCAGGGAAGCCTGTTCCACCATGGACGCGGCCTCATGGCACACCGCCTTGGCCCGGCAATACCGGCAGGCTGCCTCGCTGCAATAGCGCGGGGCGTCCGGGTCCATAGCCGCCTTGGCGACGGCAAGAGAATCCTGTTCGGCCTGGCTAATCGCCTCGTCATCGTAAAACGTAACAGATGCCGGACCAGCCACCCGTGGCTGGATGATAGCCGCGTAAATGCCATTGTAAATAATCCCCTCTTCATTGGCTTTTTGAGCCGCCAGCGGAACCAGGGCTTCAAGCTGACGGTTGGCCTCGGCGGAATCCACAGCCACGCGGCCAAACTTCCAATCCAGTACCAGAAGATCCGACCCAACTCTGAACAGTGCGTCCCACTGTCCGGAATACTCGCCCCCTTCAATCCAGTCGGACAAAAAACGGCGTTCTTCGGTGGATACAAGAGAAAAAAAAGCATCGGGATAATCCAGGATCTTCTCTTTCACACCATTCAGCAGACGCAGAGCACGTCCGCAAAGCTCCACCTGCTCATGATTCAGCTCGGCAGACTCATACTCCCGGCTATTCAGAAAATCATGCCAGGAAAACTCCATTCCTTCTTCGGCTGCATCATCCTTCAAAAGAAGATACTCCATATAGCGGTGCAACAGCGTGCCTTCTGCGGCAGCCTCGGAACTCTCGTCGGGACAGGACTTCTCCATCGTAAACGAGCCTGGGCATAAAGCCAGACGTCCAAACGCAGACGCGGAGGGCAGCCCTTTACGTACATCTTCAACAGTATCGGTCATGTTGTCGTCTCCTTCCTATCCGATAAAGGGTTGCAGCTTGTCAGGATTGGCCGCCAGCTTTTCCTTCTGCTTGTCATTCAGTTCGTGCCATCCCTTCACCTTGTCGCCGCTGGCCTTCGCAATGGCTGCGTTCAGTTGCTCTTCCGTACAGGAAAGAGCCTCCATCAGCCGGATATGGGGAGGGGGAACTTCTACGTCGCCTTTGCCGGGAACCTCCGCGTCTCCCAGCTGCCGCGGAGAGTCAGCAACCTTCTCGGCATCCACAACGTCGCCCCCGGAAATCTCCCTGGACTTGAACAGGGGCGGCTTAATATCCGGCTGGCTCTTGCCGGCAATATCTTCCGCCTCTCCCTCCACGCTCAACCCGTTCAGGACTTCCGGGCACTCCGTCCGGGCGAAAAACGCCGCAGCCCTGTACCTGTACATCAGTTCCGGCATGGTGGCCCACTTGCTACCGTTCTTTTCCAGCCATTTTTCTTTCTTCGCCATTTCTTCCGTCACCCATACGCCGCGGCACTCTTCGCCGGTTTCCTTCTTCGTGGCCACCAGGCGCATTTCGACCAGCCTTTCACCAGCGCGGCGTTCCTCGAACTTGATGCCGGTAAACTTTCCGCAGGTCTGGATAAGAGCGATGGCAAACTTGCCCGACCAGGAAGGAGTTCCGTGCACGACGTATAAATTCTGCATCACCATCAGCGGATCCATCCGCAGCCGCAACGCGGTATTGATGGCGATGAAGCAGGAACCGGGATTCCTTTTGTAGGCATCCGGCACCATGCTGGAAGATGCAAGCATCTCGGCGGCCTGCTTCGCCATCTGGAACTGTTCACTGTTGGCAAACGCTCCCAGGACGGACAGTTGCTGTCCTTGCTCTTGTAAAGTCAGGGATTCTGTTGTAGGGGTATTCATGTTATTGGTATTCACATTCATGTTATTGATAACAGGCCGGGGACCAGTTGGCGCTGGCCCCGGCCAACTCACTTTATCGGTCGATTTCTCCGGTGAAGGAGGATTTTGTACACAGGCACACGGCGCCGCGGTGAATCCGGTTCTCCGGCAGATCCTTTGCCAGCTTGTCGGCAATATCCTTAATCGCATTGCGTTCCGGGATGTCCGCGCGGACAAGCTGGTACACAAAATACAGCTTCCCATCAGCCAGGCGCACACGCAGGCGCACCTTGATTTGATACGTGGTATCGCCTTCGGCTCCCCGGATAACCGGAATCGCAATCGTGAACTCCGTGGGAACATTCAGCTCGCCGCTCTTGGAATCCACCGTTTCGTTGTAAGTCAGCTTCGTTTCGCCGTCGGATGCCCGGTAGGCAGACTTAAACTCCACCTTGCGGTGCATGTCGAACTTGCTCGCCAACGTCAGCATTGAAGACGGGGTGGGCTCCTTCACGTCCTTGCTGTTCTCTTCAAGGAATTCAACAAAATCCTTTTGAGACATAGCTTGTCCGTCGTATTTGGTCCAATTCTCCCATTCCACCGTCTTGTTGAGCTGCATAGTGGCTTGGTGGTCCCCCCATCCATTACCATCGGGGGAATAATAATTGAGCACGGCGTTTACTTCTCTGTCGCTCACGTAAATCACGCTCTTGACGCCATTTTCGGCATCTTCCGCCTTCACGAAATCTGCCAGCGTTTCCAGGTCCAGCAGCTGAACACTGCCGGCTTTGCGAGGGGGCGTATTGCCCAGGCAATCCAGATGATAAAGGGTATATCCATTCGGCACGACGGCGGCATGACCATGCGCCACTTCCTGCACGCGTACGGCTGCCAGAGTTTCTTCGTTCAAGTTATCCATATAATTTAATTCTATAATGTTTATGTTGTTATGTGGTTGTTGGGAACTTAGGCGCGCTTAGCTACCTTGGCGGGGACTCCGGCATCAACATCGGCAGCAGCCGGGAATGTCACCTTCACAGGAGCATCCAGGTCCAGTTTCCCCTGGGCGGGGTCGTCCGTATGCAGGGCGCCGGAGGTATCGGCAAACATGATGCGCGGGGCAATCGTCGGATCCGGGATGCTGGCCGTAACCTTCGGTTCAATCACCACCTGATTCACGCCGCCTTTGCGCTTCACATTCAGCTTAAGAGTCAGGGAACCATTATTCCCGGTTGCCAGCACGGCGGAAACAAGGCTGGTCATCTTGGTGTCCAGGGCTTCTAAAAGGGCCCCTTCGTTAATCTCGGAAAGTCCTTCGAAAAAGACATCTCCGGGCACTTGTCGTTTAGTTACTTCACTCATAATATTGATGATCTAATAGTTAATAATAGATGACGAATCAGTCTTCGCATTCCTCGCACTCGCAGCCAGAGATTCCGAGCATGGCGGCAATGGGATTCATCCGATCCTTCATTTTCGTTTTTTGCTGTTGTTCAAGGAACAAACGGACGCCTTCTCCCATAGTTTTTACATTGCCCTCAAAGCATTCGCCTGCTTTGAGAAGATAGCCGAAAGCGCTCGTCCACCCGTAAACTTTGAAATTCATTCTCTCAGACTGAAAAACGGAGCTGGAGGGTTCTAATATGTGCCGAGTTTTTCTTTCTTCCGGGACCTCCAAAAAGGCGGAAAAAATAGCGCGCCCATCGTAACGCTTAATCAAATCAACAAGGTTATCAAGCGCGGCGCTGATTTCTTCTTTTGTGGATGCAACAGTATCGCAGCAGCAGGCTTCGTCCGGCGTGCAGGACTGCGCATTCTTTTCTTCGGTATTGTCCATTGTATTGGTATTCTATTGGTTATTGCTTTCCACGATCCGCGTGGGGCGGGACGGTTTTTCCAAACCGTCAAAAGCTTTCATGGGAGTGGGAGACTCCGGGCAAAACCCGGAATGCGGGCTCTTGCCGGCCTGCAGCTCGGCGTTGTCCAGCTCCACCGACAGCCAGAACAGGCACGCAGCGGAAAGACCAAAGGAGCAGGCCCCCAAGAACTTGAAAAAGGTATTCATTTGTTCATTCCTCCTTCTCCGTATTCTCGGAGTAACGCCCGGCGGAACTGCTTGCCGTGCACCTTCATCTTCCCCTGCTTGCCCCAGTACAGGATCTCGATCACATGCCCCTTGTCCTTCAACTCATGGACGGTCCGCTTGATCACATCCCGGTCGGAATCGTACATCAGGGCCAGGGTCTTGCAGTCGTAAAACTCTGATTCAGGGTAGGTCATAATATTTTCATTGTTAAAGCTCGTGCCAGCCGAGCAGCTTCAATTCTTCGATTAGATCTTCTTCCATGGTTCAGTCGTCGTAGTGTCCGTCGGGGTTGTCGCACTGCTCGGCGTGATCCACTTCCCACTGGTCAATCGCTAATTCCAGCTCGTCCTTGAGGCCCTCCGCTTCCCGGATGGCGACGTATTCGCCATTCACCCGGATGCACCGGTCTTCGTCGTCGTATTCGATAATCATGCCCGCTCCTTTCTCATCTGATCCAGGGTTCTGTTTACCTGGCGAATGATGTGTTTCTCTCCCAGGCTGATACCAAGCATCAACGCGGACAGGTAGCCTGCCAGGTTAAGCAGCGTCACAACTATAAATTCAGTCCAGTTCATCATGGGTTATTTGTTAGTGATTGATATTGGTTGTTATTACTTAAATAAAAATGGAGAGCCTGCCAATGTAACGCCTTGGCTTTGAATGTGCTCGTATTGCCCAAATTCATGCGCATGCCGGCTCATTATTCTTGAAGATGAAAGCTGTCAGGCTACTATTCCGTTATGCCTAAATTCATCACAATAGAAGATTCTTCTGGTCGTCCCCATATCGTGAATGTGGATTACATTGCGCTGATTAAGAAGCGCTCCGACGGGACTTATGATTACATCCTCTCCATCCCTAACGCGAATGCCAGATTCCGCGTTATTCATTCAAACTACCTCCTTTCCTTCTTTACATCTGGCAACAATCATTAGTTTCTCTTTCCCCCATTCAGGGCAAGAGACAGCCAATACCAGGAAACCTTTCCCCAGAACAGGGGAAGGACAGGAACTTATTCTTTCAAACTCGCGTATTTCTCCATCTACTTCGAGGAAAATGAGTTCGAAATCGGAACAGATCTTGTCCCAGTCATCTGCTTCTTCCTTGGTCAACATCCGAGCGTTCTTCGGTAATTCAGTATTTGTATTCATGGTTCTTTCCTGGGGGGAGGTTTTCATATTCATGCTTCCGGCTTCTTGGGTTCGGAGTTCTTTTTCCGAGGTTGTGGACTACGGTCTTTTGCCTTCTGGCGGAAATCCATGATGGCACCGATAACGAGAGCCCGGCCGCTCAAGCCTGTAGCGGCCTGCGCCTCCCGGAACCACTCCTGCACTTCTTGCGTTTCTTTTTTCAGGTTGATGATCATATTCGCGTCTTGCGTGCTGTTGATATTGTCAAAATGCACCCAGAACGAAATCAAGTCAACATTATTTTTCGTTTCTGGTGCATCAATGGTAAATATTTCTATTGCACTTGATGCACTTCTGGTGCATAATGCTGACATGCTCAATGCTGAAGACATCAAAACGTGGCTCAAAGAGATAGGGAAAGACCGTGCGTGGTTAGCTGAAAAAACATTGGTCAGTAAGCGAACGGTGGATAACTGGCTTTCTGCCGGAAAGCCGATCGTTCCTCAAAAAATGGAACTCATTGAAAAACTGATGTCAGGAGAGGAAGAAATTGAGTTTGAGCTTCCGCCAGACTTTGAAAAGCAACTCCGCGCCATGGCGGATGAAATGCATAAAAATCTTGAAGACATGGTTTCCCACATCCTTCAAGTTACAGCCAAGGCGCATCAAAAAAGGAAAGCAGAAGCTCCCAGCCAGCAGTTTACCCCGGTAGAACCATTACCAGCTGCATCTTTCCTGGATCAGTCCGTCCCGGTCATCGGCAATATCGCTGCTGGCGCATTGACGCCGGGTGACAACATACCCTATCAGATTAAAACAGAACGCCCTGTTGGTAAGTGGGAATACGTCTTACAAGTGGAGGGAAAATCTATGGAGCCTGTCATTCCTGACGGCTCTCTGGTGGTCATGCGCAAGCACACCATCCCTCCTATCCCCAAGGTTGGAACTATCGTAGAATACAACGACGAACGAGGGGTTACTCTGAAAAAGCTCGGCCGCAAAAAAAATCCGGAAACCGGAAAAATGGAATACGTATTACATCCACTCAATCCCGACTTCGGAGACATCGAACCCATGGACGGCGGTAAAATCTCCGGCATCTATGTGGAAACCCTGGACAGGTGGGAGAAAGCTTGACGTAGCAGGATCATATTGTTGACGTCAACAATATGATGACTTAACATTCGTTCATGCTCGGCAGGGTCGGTTCGTCCCAGGAATTCACCGGGCTACTTCTCCGGGAACAGACCTCCAGTCTGAACCATGCGCGACGGAGAGGGGGAGTGATGGGGAGATTCAACAACAACCCCACGGAGCTGATCACTCCGTGGGGTTTTTATTGCCATTACATCTGCGTACAGTAGCATCCTCCCAGAAAAGCGCTCCTGTTCAGCCCTTGGCCTCCGGGTCAGGGGCTTTTTTGTTGTTCTTTGTCCAAAAAATGGATAGCGTACGGACATGTCTATGAACGATTCTGCTACTCCAGAAGAAAAAAAGAAACCTGGTTGTTTCGCATCATCAGGACTCTTTATTATTGCATGGCTTTTGGTATGTGTTTTCTGGGCTATTTTTCACATAGCGACCGGCTTTGAAACCCTCCCTATGCACTCTGGTTCTCTTTTTGACCAGTTTCGTTACGATATACAAGCACTTGCCTTTCTGGATTTCATGGGAGTTTTGCTCCTTGTCTTATTGCCTACTTTTCTGATTCAAAGAGGCATCATAAAATTGTTTTGGGGAGAGCATTCAGGCAGAAAAAACTTATCTCTGAATAGTAAAAAATCAGAGAGTAACAGGGTTAATGTAAAAAAAATAAAAATCACTCTTTTTATCTTGGGTGAATTATTGTTTTTCTTTTTAATGGCTCTTTATTTTTTTGGTTATCATGGGCATGCTAATAGTTATGATTGGTTTGAATCAGCTTGGCTATCTGTCTGTTTAGGAGTATTTATTTTATATGTTATTAAATATATTACTAACACAATAAAAAAAGGAATTAAGTTTTACAAAGAAGAGTATCCTGAAAAATCACTGGCTTGTTTTATCATTGCTTTGCTTCTATTCATTGTATGGCTTGCAATACTAAACTATGGAATGTGTCTTTTTTCAGGCGGAAAAACATTTTTCTATTTATTAGATTAAAGGATTTATCTGCTCCCGGTTCCCAGCCCACTTATCCAAGTCTGCTCCATTTTGAGCAATATCATTAGTAATGATGTTGCTCAAATCAATCTCACTTCCCATCCAATCTTAAAGGGAGTCCTTTCATGGCGCGAAGGAGGAACTCGGTCAGGTTGACGAAAGCGGCGGCGGAAAAGGCGGCGGCTTTGAACCTGGCCACTTTAGGAGTGGAAGCTCCGCCCAGGGCCGCGCCGAAAGCGGCCATGCGCAGGGCGCCCATGAAAGCCAGCGGAAAATCCACCCAATCTTTATCCTTCCCGTCAAAAAGTTTGGCGAGATCTTTTCCGGCCCGTTCCAGGTTATCCCAGGAAGCGAACGGAACAAGGGAAGTGGTAGCCTCGTAATAGCGGTAGCCGCACAGGGAAGACATGCCGCGGACCGCTCCGCCCGCCAGCGCGCCCCAGAAGGGGATCCCCTGCAGGGGCCCCTGGAGAGCGTCAATAAAAATGTGCCACCATTCCCGGCGTTTGCGGCGCCTTTCATCATCCGTGAAAAAATTAAGCATGGCGCTCATGGCCGCCAGCAGAAGGCCGTGGGCGTAAAACATGCTGACGGACTTCGCCTTATTCTTCATCCCACCCTGCTTCCAGAGGGCAACAGTCTCCGCAAAAGTATTGATGCTCTCACCCCCCAGGAAAAGCATGCCGACATTCCAGACGGAGCGCGTCTGCGCCGCCAGGGACCGCTGCTGGGGCGTCATAGGCTGGGCCTTGCGGGAAAGGGAAAGCTCCACCTCCATCATGGCGCGCCTGTCCGCCTCCTCCCTGCTTAATCCGGGGTTCCTCTTCATCTCCTTCCGGTAAACGGCGTCATAAAGAATGGCGGAACTCACGGCATTCAGGCCGACGTCCGTCTGGGTCAGCAGGTTCATCCCTTTCACGTTCAGCCTCTTCCATGCGCCGGAGGCGGCCCGGCCCGCCTCGTCCGCGCTCATCGCCTCCCGGATGACGGCCGTCTCCGTCGCGTCTCTGGCGTCCAGGGCGGCCCGCTTCATCAACTCGCGCGGGGAAAGCGCCAGCTTGCCCGCCGCCATGCGGGCCATGCTGGCGGCCCATTCATGGGGATCAATCTCATCCGAGCTGAAAGCCGCGTTAATCAGGGCGGTGGACTGCTTGAGCCACGTGCCCACGCGGCCCGGCAGCAGGGTAATGGCCGCCGCGGAACTGATGCGGTTCAGGCTCTTCTGCATCTCCAGAAACCCGCGGACGTTCCCCGCCATCCCCTTGTCGAAGGAATCGCACCAGACCAGCAGCTTATTAAGCGCGTCCCGTCCAATAACCTTCTCCAGAACGCGCGCGCCCCGCGTCCCGTTTTCGCCGCGGTAATTAATAAGGGCGCGCATATCCCGGCTGATTTCCGAGCCATACAGGTAAACATCCTGTTCATTCATGGCGGCGTAATAAGCCGTCAGCACGTCAATACTCAAATCAAGACTGGCATGATGTTTCTTCCGGGCGTGGATAAGCCCGAACTTCCCGCCCGTGGCCGCGTCCCCATAAGAAGCCGCGTCCATGATAGACTGGTCAATCGCCTCAATGCCCACGTCGAAAAACGCGCGGAAATAATTCTCTATCATCGGGAAAGGGGCGCCGTAACGGCTCTCGGTCACCTCCTTCACCTCCTGCCCGCGCTCGTTCAGCTTCTCCCGGAGGGCGCGGGAAAACTCCATCACCTCGCTCCCGGCAAACTGCTCCAGGGCTTCCAGTACGTCCTGCGTAAACCCTTTCAGGCGCAGCATCTCCTGATAATCCTCCTGCTGGGAAAGCAGGATAATATAAGCGGCCTCCATCCGGCTGATATGGTCAAGCTTGTAAGACTGGGCCTGATACGGACTCTTCCCCTTGCCCCACTTGCTGGCCTTTCGGGCTCTCGCGGCGTGTTCCTCAACGTACTTCTTCTGGCTTCCGTAACGGTCAAGCTCCTTCTCCGTAAACACGGCGGCATCCTTCTCGCTCCACACTTCATCCCGCGCATCCGGCCAGACGCGTTCGATCTCCGCTTTCAGCTCCGCGTCCATATCCTTCATCAAAAAGGCGACATGGGCGAGGGTCCTGTCCGCGCCACGCTTGCGGACTTTACGACGGATCAGATTCAGGACGCCCGCGCGATACTCCTCGCGGGCCTTCCCCTGCCAATCCGGTTCCTGTTCCGTAATGGTCAGGCCTGTATCCAGGCCCCCGCGCTGCTCGTAAATCCAATCCGCTATCTCGTATTCATCCTCGGTCTGGAGAATGCGTCCTGCGGCCTTCTTCACGAACGCCAGCGTATCTTTCTCGCAAGCCTGCTTCTGCACGGCAAACCGGGCCGCCCGGCGTTCAAACTTTTTGGCAATCCCCCTGAACGCGGGCACGGACTGCAACCCCTGCATATACTGGCTGAAATTGAGCAAATAACCGGTCAGGGACATGGGGCCGGACGGCAGCGTCTTCAGTCGGGCCTGTTTCCGGTGGGTAGCCATGGCCTGGTCATCCGTTCTCCCGGCGGCCTCCAGCACGGGCCGAAGCAAATCCTCAATCTCATTCTTTTTACTTTCCGCGGCATTCTCCCAGGCCTCTCTTCTGGTGGAGATAAACTCGCCCAGGGCGCGGGCGGCATTCTCCGCCGTCTCCACGTTCATCTTCTCATAACAGGCATAAGCCTCAAAAGTGGCCTTAGTCACCGTCAGGGCAAGCGCGCCGCCCTCCGCGTCCGTCGTCTCCACCGTCACCGGATCCTGCGGCTTGACGTCTTCCCAAAGCGTGCGGCCTTCCTGTTGCCCGGCGGCTTCTTCGTCCAGAACTTCCGGGAAATTCTTTCGGAAAAAGGCGTCATACTGGGCGGGGGTCATCTCCATCAGCCGCAGGCGGTCTTCCAGCCTCCGGTAACTCTCCGCGTCCATCTTCCCGCGCAGCGGCTTCCCCTGCGGACTCGTCCGCGGAGCCACGGACGCCGCCACGCGGCGGATGCGCCCCAGCGTCCGGTCCTTACGGAAACGGTCAATCTGCTCCACCACGCGGGCCATAAACTTGCTAATCAGCCGGTACACCTTCTGCTCACCGTACTCCTCCAGAAACTCGGCCCCGTGCTCCTCAAACAACCGGCGCCACACCTCCTGTTCCACCCCCTTGCGGGCCGCCTTATCCGCGTCCGGAGCGGAATCCAGCTCGTAATCGGCCTGCCGTTCGGCAATCTCCCTCCGGGCCTCCTCCACCACATCCTCCAGCTCCGGCCTCTTCTCCGCCCAGTTGACAAAACTCCTGCCGATGCTCCCCTCCATAATCTCCGGCCACCTCTTCATCGGAATCGCTTCCAACGCGCTGGACACCGCATCGCCCGGCGCCATCTTCCCGCTATTCCCGTAAAGCAGGGAAAACACATTCAGCCAAATCTTATACGGTTCCAGCCCGAACCCGTAAGAATCAGGCAAATACCGCTCCACCGTGGAAATCAGCTCCTGCGCCTCCGCCAGCAGCTCAAGGCCGCGCTCCCGGTCCCCGGTCTCAAACAGGCGCAGCTTACTCACGGACCGCTGCGCGGCGGCCCGCATCCTGAACACCATCTCATCGTAAAGCCAATCCCCGTTCGGAGCCAGAACCCTGCCGGCCATCCGTCCAAACCTCCCGCCCCCGAACGTAATGCCGCCAAGCTCCGTAATATCCCCCGTCAGCGGAATCGAAAACGGCGGAGCGTCCAGCAGCCGGAACCCGTTCAGGCCGCTCATCAAGACCCCCTCGCTATTCTTCTCAAACGACCCGGCAAGCCGCGCCTCCTGCTCCCCGTGGGAAAAAACATACACAAACGCCGGCTGCAGCGTCCCGGCCTCCAGTTCCTGCCTCATCCGTTCCAGGCGCGGCAGGGCCTCCTTCGCCCAGGCGTCGTCCCGGCCCGCCAGCTGGCTCATGCTCTCGCCCAGATAAGCAAGCGCCTGCTCCCGGCTCATGTTCCCGGCGCCCACAGCAAACCTCTCATACCCCTGAATTACATGCTGCACCTCGTGCAGAATCGTATCCAGCACCATGCCGGGAGCCGCGTTCTTCCCGCCCCGCGCCACATTCACGGCAATATAATGCTCCTGCGGATCGGTAAACCCTCCCGTGCCGCTCCTGCTGTCCCGGTAAAAATCCACCCGCAGCTTCCGCAGCTCCGGGTAAGCCCGGAACAACTCCGGGAAATCCAGGGCCGCGGCCAGGGAAACATTCACATGACCCCCCTCGCTCACGCTGACGTGCTCCTTCCTCAACCGCACCCCGCGGGAATCAATAATCGCCTTCCGCTTCCCGTCCGCCGGATCTGTGTAGGAAAGTCCGTTATTGTGGTACTCCTGGAAGGACGCTGCCTTCTCCCCGATAATGGAAAACGTCGCCGTCGGATCCACATAATCCGCCCACGCTCCCCCGGTGGACTCGTCCGCAAACGCCGTAATCTTGATGTCGTTCCCGTCAAAAATCACGTAATTATACGTCTGCTCTTCCTTCTCTTTCCAGCGGGATAGCCCGTCTGCGTACCTGATGCCTTTAATATCGCTGGACAGCAAAGACACGCTGGCGGCCTTCTGTGCCTCCTGTTTCGTGCCATCTTCTCCATCCCAAAAAGCATCAAACAACTCCTGATAAACATCTTTGCCGCTCACGTTTTCGCCGCGGTAATCCGCCCGTCTTTCGGCACGTTCCAAAGCATACCGCACCTCTTCCACCGGGGAATCCTTCAACAAGGCAAGAACCGTCTCGTCCACGTAATCCCAGCCCAGCAGCTCGGAATCCTCTACATTCAACTCTACCTTGTAATTGGAAGGCATGCCCGTCCTAATCTCTATCTCGTCCAAGTGGTCAAGCAGAGAAAGCATAAAGCCTTCCAGCTGTTCCAGCTTCTCCCGCACCTGGGGGTACGTCTCCGCGTATTTCCTGTTAGTATCAATTTCATCATGCAACTCCATGACGACGTCTAAAACAGTCATGCTTCCTCTGGCGGCATCAACCAAATCGCCAAGAACAGACCAGGCGATATCTGACGCGTCCTCCTTCGCCTCCGGCAGGGCATCCTTCGGCAAAAAACTGCCTACCAGGGCCCGTTGCATCTCCTCTATAGCGGCAGTCTCCCCCTCCCGGAACTTCCATGTCGCCTTGTCCT